TATCGATGATAATACATTCGTGGACCATTCAACCTACTTATGCAACCCTCATTTATCCAAACGATTCATTGAAGAAGCGGATAATGTGAAAGAAAAGAAACCGCTCAAATACGATTGGGAGTACATGGGGAAAGCGATAGGAAGTGGTGTGGTTCCATTTGATAACCTAACCTTCCGTAGAATACCGGATGAAGAATTTAAAACGTTCGATAACATCCGCCAAGGGATTGACTGGGGATACGGTAATGATCCATTTGCTTTTGTTCAGTGGCATTATGACAAAACAAGACGCAAACTCTATGCGATGGATGAAATATACGGGGTGAAGTTATCTAACAGGGTGGTGGCAAACAAGATGAAAGAAAAGAAATTTGATCGTGAAGAAACCACTGCTGATAGTTCTGAACCAAAATCTGTTGATGAAATGAAATATGAACATGGTATCAGACGGATAAAGGGAGCGGTTAAAGGTCCTGGTTCTGTTGAGTATGGTGAGAAATGGCTAGATGATTTAGAAGAGATTGTAATAGATCCTAGAAGAACGCCAAATATCGCAAAAGAGTTTGAAGATATCGATTATCAAACAGACAAAGACGGCAACCCTAAAAGCCGTTTAGAAGATAAAAACAACCACGCGATTGATGCAACCCGCTATGCTTGTGAACGTGATATGAAGGCGTTAAGCGGCGGTGTGAGTCGTTCGAAAGCTTGGTAAATACAAAAGGGAGTAGGTGAACACATGACGATTGAATGGAAAGAGTGGACAGACCAAACGATTACTGATGTACACGGGAATATCTATTTACACCGTGACCTATACGAAGGGAATCATGCTCAGTTATCACCAAGGGCCATGAGTCTAATTGAAAACGGGGAAATCACCGATCAAATTACAAAAGGGTTTCTTGAAGCGCAGAACGTGCAGAACCCTTATATTCAAGCGAATGTCTGTAAGTTAATTGTAGAAGTACCAGCTATGTTAGTAGCTCGTTCAATTGGTAAAGTAACTTCGTCACTTGATAACAATGAAGCGGTGAATGATGCTGCTGATAAACAAGGGGAAGAGTTAATCGATGGTATGGGTGAAGTGGATGATCTGCAGAACGAAGCAATTACCCAAATAGCAAAGAACAGCAAACTTGAATTAGAACATTGGAGTAACATTGTCCAGCGTCAAACAGATGGTGGGCTAGTTGGTGTGCCTTGGATTGAAGGAGATAACATCCGTATGGAGTTTAAATCGCGTGATGTGTACTATCCACATGAGGATGGACTAGGTGCTGACTTAGCATATAAACGCACGATTGATGAAGTAGATTATATCCATATCTATCGTGAACGTACAGACGGTAAAAACCTTACGGCTTCAAACATGCTGTACTTATTAGAAGGTACGCAAATGACACAGATTGAAGATGAAGCAGAAGTAAAGCGGATCTTAAATAAAACAGAATTAGAAACAGAATACAAAGGTCGTTCGCGGTTGTTCATCCAGTATCTACCGAATAACAAGACGTTTATGAATCCGTTAGGTGTGTCAGACTTACGCAACCAATTAGGGAAACAAGATGAAGTCAATTGGCGCTTAACACAGAATGGGATTGTATACGAACGAAATGGTAAACCGCGTATCGCCATTAGTGAAGATACATTCACACGTTTAGAGCAAATCTCTATTGACCGCTACGGCGAAGAAATGGGAGCAGGGCGCATCGATCACAGGGATTTAGAAATCACTACATTTGATGCAAGTGGAAAAGCAATGGAAGTCATTCAGATTGATGTGTCCCAAATCGGCGGGTTAGCATGGGCCAAAGACCTCATGAAAACGATGCTGATGGAAACTCGTACATCTGAGAAAGCGTTAGACTTCTATATCGATTCATCTTCAGGTGGAGCGGTGAGCGGGGTTGCGAAGTTCTACGACTTGTTTGTATCTATCTCGAAAGCGGAGCAGATTCAACAGGAATACGTGTACTTCCTTAAACAACTATTCGAAGGCTGTCTATGGTTAGCGAATCAAAAGAATAAGCTAATTCAAATCGAAGAACCTGACATCGCACTCAATGAAATGGTTCCTGTTACGCGTACTGATTTAGTCACAGAGAACTTACCAGCACTTGAAGCGGGCGGTATGAGTTTAGAAACGTTTGTGAGACGTACAAATCCAGGAGCAAGTGAAGAATGGATTATGACGGAGATAGAAAATATAGAAATGCAACGGGTATCTGTAGATAGTACAGGTACAACCACAATCGATGAAGTAAATGATAACCGCGATGCAGAAGGTAATCCGATTACGACTGTAGTTGAGGAAGAATGAATCATAACCAACTGATTGAATACTTTGCTCAAGTCATACAAGAGATATTCAACAAGGTAGGGGATGCTACAAACCTAACTGATGATAAGAACGCACAGAAGCTCATTACAGCGGTTTTAAAGTCATTGGATACTCTAGGTATTAAAGCGAATGAAGTCATGCCACAGGAGCTAGAAAAAGCGTATCTCGAAGCGGTAGCTAGTGCTGATAAAGAGTTAGCAGTTCAGAATGTGAAAGTGGAGAAAGTAGAACCTACTCAGATTCTAAAACGTAAGATTCATTTAGCGGCGTTGAAGAAGTTGGTTAACGACACTCTAGTGGACTTCAAAACAGCAATAGAAACAGCGAAATTATCCGCTAAAACAAATATCAAAAGCACATTAAAGAGAGTGAAAGAGAAGATTGCAAAGAACCTCATTATTGGCAACCCTAAAAAGGTACTGAAAAGAGAGGTTGCAAAAGCTTTCGCTGATGGTGGGTTAACTGCTTTTATTACCGAACCTGATAAGAATGGTAGGCGAAGACGGTTAAGACTTGATGATTACGCGTCTATTGTAGTGAATACGAAGCTGCGTGAAACCCATACACAAGCCGCTGTGAATCGTTATCAAGAAAGTGGAGTTGATTTAGTACAGATTAACTCTCATTCGCCAAGTTGCCATGTCTGCGCTAGGTTACAAGGTAAAGTTATTAGTTTGACAGGAAAACATCCAGGCTTCAAATCGATTCATGATGAAGGTGTAACACTCACACCGTTTCATCCTCGATGTAGATGTACAAGCCGTCCATATGTCATAACTTACAAGTCCGAAGAAGAGATTCAGAAGGAGAAAGATAAATGGAGCGGTTGGAGTCCTAATATTGATGTTCGTTCGAAGAGTCAACAGGCTGCATACAAGAAGGAACAAGACATTAGACGTAAAACAAACGATGCTCGTAAGCAATATGAAAGAATGACCGCTGTTTTAGGTAAAGATAAAATGCCAAAAACACTAGGTGGATTCATAAGAGGAAAACAAAGTAAATCAAAAACTTATTTGAAGTTACAACAGCAATATCGACAAGCTAACAGAGAACTTAAAGTGCAATAAAAAAAGAGTCTTACGACTCCTTTTCTTTGTGTTCTTCAATTATTTTCTTTAATACTTGCTCATCATTTGAATTCATTTCATTGGAGTAAAGAAGAAAGGTTCGATGTTAATAACGGTGTTACGTTGTGCGAACCTTGCCATAAAGAATTCCATCATGAATATGGATATAAAAACAACACAAAAGAACAATTCAAAGAATTCCTAATTAAAAAGAATATCGTAGTACCAAGCATCCTATAAGGGGTGCTTTTTATTTTGTCCTGCCGAATGACGTTATAAAAGTCGGAAATACCTATCGGAGCGTTGTCCGTAATAAACGTATATAGGGAGGAAAAGGAAATGAAAGAACTATTAGAAGCTCTTGCAAAAGGTGATAAAAGTGTGGATGAAGTCTTACAAGCCATTGAAACAGAGAACAAGAATATGGTTCCTCGTTCCCGCTTAAATGATAAAAATGCTGAAATCAAGGATTTAAAGGAGCAGTTGGGTGATCGCGACACACAATTAGCTGATTTAAAGACAAAAGCGGTTGGTAATGAAGACTTACAGAAACAAATTCAAGCCCTGCAAGAAGCGAATCAAACAGCTACAGCAGAATATGAAGCGAAGTTAACGAAACAAGCTTATGACTTTGCGTTAGACAAAGAATTGCTGACAGCGAAAGCGCGTAACCCAAAAGCGGTGAAAGCTCTATTAGACATGGAAGCTATCAAGCTAGATGGAGATTCGTTGCTAGGTCTAAGTGAACAGTTAACAAAGCTTCAAGAGTCTGACAGCTATTTGTTTGATGTAGAAAGCGGTTCTCAAGGTGGTTCGGGTAGTTATAATCCTGGGTCAAGTCAAAGAACAAACCCGCCGCCACCACCAAAAGACGGTGTAGAAGCTGTCACAGCGATTTATGAGCAATTGAAAACACAAAACAAACATAAATAAGGGAGGAAATAAACAATGCCATACACTCCAGGCAATTTCACGGAAACAGCATTCAAAAGCGGAAAGAACATTTTAGCATCTGAACATTTTCAGTACACAGAAAGCGGCGGTACATTAGATGGTTCTGTCATCGGTAATGCTTACCTACCTGTCGGTACTGCATTAGCACGTAACACAACTTCAGGTAAATATGAAGTGTTCTCAACAACTACTGGTTACGATGACCTTTGCATTCTAAATATCGATGTGCAAATGGCCGGTAAAGATGTAGTCGTAGGTGAGTTAATCATTCGTGGATCTGTGTATTCACAAAAGCTTCCTGCATCTGTAACTCAAGCGTTTAAAGATGCAACTAAGCCGCTTATTCGTTACGTATCAGTTGTTTAATTATAAAAACTATCTAATTTGAGGGGGAATTACAATGGCGGGTATTAGCCAACTTGAGCAATTTTCAAAACCAGCATTAAAAAAATTAGTAGATTTAACAGAACAGGACGCAGTGACAACAATCGCTGACACGTTCCTTCCAACAGTACCGACTTATGATCGTCGTTTCGCTTACGACATCGTTAAAACAAATAGCTACCTTGCTTCATACATCGGGTACGGTGCAGAACCACCGGTTATTGACCGTGACCAAGTAGCTTCTAAAATGGGTGAGATTGCTTACTTCGGTTTAAAAGACATTCTTACTTATGAAGAGCTACAATCAATCCATGAAGCGCGTAACAACGCTGAGAAGGCTGCTACAATCGCGAAGATTACACAACGTAACATCAAACTATTAAACGGTTTACGTGACCTTGTGTTCTTAGCGAAAATGGAAGCTTTAACAAAAGGGAAATTAGATTTCACACAAGGAAAAGCGAAAGTATTCTTCGATTTCGGTGTTCCTGCTGAGAATAAAGTGGCGTTAACGGCTGGTACTGACTTTGATGCAGCAGATTTCGATATCATTGGGTTCTTATTAGAACAAGTAAAAGTATACGCAGATGCGAACGGCGAAGAGCCTGAAGTAATGTGGATGTCCCGTGAAGTATTAGGGAAAATGTTAGTGAATTCAAATATCGTTGTGGAAGCTGGTCGCCCTACTGGTTCAACGCGTGTAAACCGTGAACAATTAGACGCTGTTCTTTCTGCAAACGGATTACCACCAATCCAAGTTATCAACCAACGTTCAAAACGTTACAAAGACCTTGCATCTGATAACTTTATCGAGCGTGAATTCATGCCGGTTAACCGTATCGTGTTCTTGAGTCAAGGTGTAGGTGAGTATTTACTAGGTCCAACACTAGAAAATAACTTCCAACCTGGTTTCTACTTAGAAGCATATGACAAGAAAGAGCCGATTCAATCTGTATTACGTGCTGTAGGTGCTGGTTTCCCTGCTCCAACAGATCCAAAACGTATCATGCACTTAGACGTTTACACACCTTGATAAACAATAAATAACTAATAAGGAGTGATTACACATGGCGAAAGTTAAAGTGAAAGTACTTGATGCTGTTGTCGATGGTAAAGGAAAAGGTGAAGAAGTTTCAATCGAAGCGAAATCAGCGGATTACCTTGAGTCTATCGGCTATGTTGAAAAAGTAGGCAGCAAAAAATCAGAGGACAAGGCATAATCGCTTTGTCCTTATTTTATTGGGAGGGATAAAGATGCCAAAATATGTTGCAAATGAATTGTTATCGCATAATGGCGCACCTGTTCAGGTAGGCGAGAAGCTGATTCTTACTGAAGAACAAGCGGAAAAGTTAGGCAATAAGGTGTCTCCTACTCCTGAAGCGGTACTAGAACAAAAAACAGTACCTGAATTGAAGGAGTTAGCGAAAGAAAAAGGTGTCGAGGGTATCTCGAAAATGGACAAAGCGGAATTAATTGAAGCAGTTAAAGAAGAGTAGGTGGTTGCATGTATGTATTCGCTGAAGTGGATGCTTATTTGCAGTTATTGAGCTATACCGATGTGTACAAGGATAAAACGTTAGAAGAACGTGAACAACTTGTGTTTACCGCTTACGACAAGTTATTGAGCTACTACGATGATATCTACCTTACTCCAAAGATTATCGGCCTGCAAACGGTCTATATGATTGAGGGAGAGGAAGAAGAGTATGCGAAGTTCAAACGTCATGGTGTTAGTTCAATGGGGCTGAAGGGGATTTCATTCTCGTTCGATGGAACAGATATTTCACCAGAGGTTCAAGCGCTTGTCGCTAAGGAAATCGCTAAGGCGAAACCTAGTAGCGCGCGTGTGGGGAGGTTGATCTAATGCCAAAACCACCAATGAAAGATGATGTCATCGTGTTTGAACCAGGAGCAAAGAACAAGTATGGTCAATCCACAGGGTATATCGAAACACCGTCAAAAGCGCGTGTGGCGTATACCACAAAGGTCATCGAAAACTCAGATGGTACACGCTTTGAACCGACATTAGAAGTCGACTTGCCGCCCACGACAAAGATTGGATATGGTTACTTGATTCAATGGACAGACCACTTCGGACAAGTTGTCAAAGATACCGTAGTCGGCATGGAAGAAACACTGAATTACGGGGGCGACAAAGTGTATTGGAGAACGGTAGACGTTGGCAAGAAACGCACGTATTGATATTGATTTGTCGGGGTTAAGGGAGTTTCAAGACTTCTTTAATGATGGGGATGAGCGGTTAACCAATCTATTCATTGAAGAATACACAAAGCTTGGGCTACTTGCAGAAGAGGGAATGAAAGCACTCGCTCACCATGATGAAGGTGACTTAGAGGACAGTATATCGTTTGATAAGGCCATCCGAAAAGGTGACCACATCATTGTAGAAGGTGGCTCCAACTCTCCTTATGCATGGAGACGGCACGAAGAACCGTACAGAATGGGAACCTACAACAAGTATGACAATGGTTCCAAGTTTCCTCGCTATTATCTAAATGGACGAGGGAGACGAACGCTAACCAAATCCAGTTGGCGCGGCTATAAACCTGGTCGAAAGTTTGCACAAAATACCATGAATGCACTGGAACCTGATTTCGATGCGGTCAACGCTCGGATTCTTGAGAGGTGGATGAATGGTGAAGGGTGAGGGCGTATGATTCAAGAATACCTCATGAACCAAGCGAAGACGGTTGCTCCTGATTTGGAGTGGACAGTCGATTATTATTCATCGGTAACGAATTCAGGGACGGTTAACTATGAGGGTGGTCCACCTTCAGATGTAAACAACGATGCTGATACTCGTTATCCGCAATATATGTTTTACATCCGTACTGCTGATTGGAGCAAAGCAGAAGTTATTACACACAAATTGTACAAGCTCTTTCACAAGAAAAAAGTGGATGAGCTTATTTATGTACCCGAACTTGAAACAAGTTATCGGGTCTTTTTCATTAAAGCAATGAGTGAACCTGTCAAAATCGGTGTTATCGATGACACGATGGAGTACTCACTCAATATACAAGCAACTATAGAGGAGGAATTGTAATGCCGGAAATCGCTAAAATGTTTGGACTTGCTAACTTTAAACTTACTCATATTAAAACAAACAAAGTATTGAACTTTGATGGAGCGGAGTATTTGCAAGCAGAAGGTGGAGAAATTAGTTTCACACCTAGTTACTATGATGAAACGTGGGCTGATTCAGGAGAAAACGTAGTTGAGAAGTATTTAACAGGTCAAGAAGGGACTGTACAGCTTGTTGTCGGTCAATATTCACCTGATTTAATGCAGTTGGCTATGAATGCTGTAAAAGCTATCACAGATACGACAAGCGGTGAAGTTGTCGGGTTAACTGATGCGCCAATCGGTACAAAAGCGAGTGATAACGCATATAAAGCGGAAATTCACCCGCGTGTATTGCCTACTGAAGATAAATCACAGGACATCACAATTTACCGTGTAATCGCGGATAGTGAGTTTAACCGTGCATTCGTGAATGAAATCAACCAAGTGACAATTCAGTTGTCTATGATCCCACGCGAAGGCGCTGACTTTAGTAAAGCAAGCAACTACTTCTATACAGGTCCAGTTGATCCGAATGCAGTTACGCCCTAATATCGCCACTGATTTAGGTGGCGTGTCTAACTACACCGTAGGATAAGACACAAGGACAACGGCGCACTCTTCATGGGTGTGCCTTTTTAATTGAGGAGGGGTTAAGATGGCTAAACGAGGACATTTAAATGATGCGGATGGAGTACCTACTTCTTCCCGTGATATTAACGATACATCTAGTACAGCTGTGTCAGATACCGTTAAACGTGGGAACTACACAAAGAAAGTTCAATTAATCTCATTAGATAAAACGACTACAGGTCGTGGTACAACTGTTAATGTTGATTTGAATAGCACATTGCGCTTTGAAGTGTGGGGTACAGGCACATACACGGTGCAAATTGAAGGGCTAGGTGACAGCAACACACCACGCGCACTTCCTGTATGGGATATCGCGAATAAAACGTTTGTGGCAAGTAATAACATTACGGCTGCAGGTTTCTATGAAGTGGATATCCAAGGATTCACAAAGTTTCAATCGAATGTAACAGCAATCAGTGGAGGTAACGTAAACGGTTCCGGTGTGGTGATTGCGTAATGGCAGATCAAAGAGCGTTAGCGGCATTCGACTTAGCGCAAAAAAACAACCTTCAACTAACTTTAAAAAATTATATTCGCTACGGTAAAATTGATTTACCTTCTGATTTCTTTAATAACATTTCCTTTCGTTTATATAGAGATATCGATGGGAGTATTAAACATAACTTTGACATTTCAACCATTACAAGTGGATACTCCGTATTCTACGTAAGTGAAACGGGAGCGAATGGAAACAATGGAACAAGTGAAGCTACACCCTGGCAGTCATTGAATTACGCTATAGATACGATAGAAGCTAACGCAGGGGTAACAAGTGCAAAAATCATTATCTTATCTAGTTATTTATCAAGGACTAAGGCACAAATTAACGCTAAAAATCTCACTAAAAATTATTGTATTGAAGCAAAAACAGGTACGTCTATTTTAGCTACATCTGAACCAGGATTAACGTGGACTTTAGATGGAACAGCTTATAAAGCGACAAGAAGCGGTGTTGGAGAAGTATTTGATAATAAATTCAAGATTGAATACGGAATACCCACAAAATACACGAAAGTAGCTTCGAAGGCTTTATGTGATACAACAAAAGGGAGCTGGTACACAGATAATACAAGTATTTGGGTTAATACTTTAGATAGTCGTGTTCCTGATGCTGATGTTTTCACTTGTTTAGATGTAACACCACTCAACCCTATCATTAACGCTGATGTTAAATTCATAATGAGAAACATAACGGTTTTGAATGGTTGTACAGCAGCGGCTTTAAATATCTATTCTCTTAGTAACATAGGGCATTTGATTTTAGAAAATGTCAAATTACTTTCGGGCAGTAAATCCACTGAAAATGTATTATCTGTCAAAGGTATTAAGTATTCTTGGAGCTTTAATTCTTTATGTGCATATGGTGGGCGTGATGGTTTTAACTATCATTCAAGTATCGCTGATGTAGGAAGTAATACATTTGTTTTTGAATATAAGTGTATTTCTTTTGATAACGGGCTTACGGATGCAGTGAACTTTAATAACAACGCTTTTACAAGCCATGAAGGTATTAGGGTTTTGAGGATTGGGTGTATCGGTTACAACACAAAAGGTCCTGTGTGTGCAGAT